GGTGAGGTGCTGCTCCGCTGGAACAAGGAGGACTCCCACGGCGGGACTCCCACGACGAAAGCTGTCGCGGTTGGCCGGATTGACAAGATCTGGCGCGACGGGAACAAGATCATGGGCAAGGGTGTGTTCGATCTTGGACAGCCAGATGGTGTGGAAGCGCACCGCCGGGTGAAGGAGAAGTTCCTCCGTGGTGTTTCCGTGGACGCTGACGACGTCAAGAATGCGGACGTAGAACTGGTCTGGCCCGAATCTTCGGGTGACGGGGCAGGGGACGACCCCTTCGAAATGCTCTTCACCCAGCCGGACAAGGCGATCTACCACGGAGGAAGGATCCGTGGTGCGACCCTGTGCGACATCCCCGCCTTCATCGAGGCGTACATCTCGCTGACCGATGACACTGGGGCTGTGGTCGCGGGCGGCGCTCCGGACGTGGGAGAGAACCAGCAAGCCATCGAGGCACAACGGGAAAAGTCGAGGCCACGCGGCCGGACCCTGAAGGATGCCCTGGTGGCCCACGGCGGTGCGGAGTGGCGGCCCCCGGCGGAATGGTTCACCAACCCGCAGTTGAGCCAGCCCACCACGATCCATGTCACTGATGAAGGACGGATCTTTGGTCATGCCGCACAGTGGGGAGCCTGCCACATCGGGTTCATGGATGTGTGCACGCAGCCTCCCCGCGAGGATGACTTCCCGTACTTCCTCACAGGTGAACTGATCACCGCGGCGGGTTCCGTGGTGCCGGTCGGGCAGATCACGGTGACCACGAACCACGCCGATCTGTACGTGGGCGCCGGTCCGGCGAAGGAGCATTACGAGAACACCGGAAACGCGATCGCTGACGTGACGGTCGGCGCTGACCGGATCGGTATCTGGGTGGCAGGAGCTGTCCGGCCGAACGCGGATCCAGCCCTGGTCCATGAACTCCGTGCGTCAGGGGAAGTCTCGGGGGACTGGCGCCGGATCGGCGGATCGCATCGCCTGGTGGGTCTGCTCGGGGTGAACGTGGGCGGATTCGTGGTGCCGCGCATGAAGGCCCGTGTAGCGTCCGGTCAGGTTCAGGCGCTGGTGGCTGCCGGTCGTCTGACCACAGCTCATGAGCCGGTGAAGGTCCCGGAACCAATGGATCTCCAGACGGCCCGTAAGATCGTCATGGATGACCTGGCCCGGCAGATGACTGAGGGGAGTGAATGATCATGCGTCTTGTCGTGGAACTGGAATGCGGCTGTGGTGGACAGGTTCCGCCCCCGCCTCCACCCCCGCCGGTTGGCGGCCAGCAGCCTCCGGCTCAGCCGGAGCAGTAAGACCGGGGCGGTCTCCTTGGTCGGTGCGACCGCCCCCTGACGAACCCCGTGACCGGCGTTTCCTCGTTCGCCGGTTACGGGGTTCACCCCTGCCCGGGGCCCTGACCTGTTCTTTCACCGGATTGATGCGAACTTAGTCGATCTTAGGTGATCGCGGAATTTACTGCTACATTTCCGCCCGAGCAACATCAACACAGCGTCGGCTCACCTTCGGAGGTCACAGTGCCCGAGCCGCTCGAACGCATCACTGTTCCGGGTGACCTGATCCCGCTCGGTGACGAAGAACTCCAGACCCTTCACGACCAGGTTCTTTCCGCCTTCAACGAGGTGCGCGACAAGGGGCCGGGCCACTACGAAGAGACCGATCTCAGTTACGCGTACGAGCTTCGCGACGGTCTGTCGCGGGTGAAGGCGGAGCAGGCGGCGCGGGACGTCCGGGCCAAGAACACGGCTGCTGCTGCCGCGCAGAAGGCGGAGCGCGTGATTAAGGAGATCGACGAGTCGATCAACGGTCCGGCGGAAGGCACTCCAGAGGCGGCCGTGGCGGCAGCCCGCTCCGACCTGGAACACGACGAAGCGATCGCGGCGGCTGCCGCCCGCGGTGTCACCGAAGCGTTCACCAAGATGATGAGTGACCGCAGGGCAAGCCTGTCCCAGGTCACCGAGCGGGCCGCAGCATCCCTGGGGGCCACCCAGCAGAAGGCTCCGAAGGTCCCTACTTCTCAGGCTTCTCTGGCGGTCACGGCCGCGGGATCCGGCCAGCAGCTCACCTCTCTGGAAGGCCTGGGTGCCGCGTTCACCCGGATGGCGAACGACATCCCGACCACCCAGCTCGGATCCAACGCGCCCCGGCACAAGGTCGCGACGATCAAGAACGAGTTCAAGCACACCGCGGACATGAACACGAACCCGTTCGTGCTCCAAGAGATCATGGAGGCCATGTCCTCCGACCCCGGATCTCCGGCACTGACGGCCGCGGGCGGATGGTGTGCTCCCAACGAGATCCGCTACAACTTCTTCAACATCGCGGAGGAGCCCTCCGGCGTCATCGACCTGCCCACGGTCGGTGTCACGCGCGGTGGTCTCCAGTGGCCGGTCAGCCCGGCGATCGGTGACGTGTTCTTCCAGGCCGGTGGATCCAACCCGGCGTCCGGTTTCGGTGGCTTCGCCTTCAGTTTCGCGAACACCTCGGACCCGTGGCTGTGGTCGGAGACGGACGACATCCTGACCGTCACCGGCTCGGTCAACAAGCCGACCCTCCGGGTTCCCTGCTCCAGCTTCACGAGCGGTCGCCTTGAGGCGTACGGCCTCACCCTGACCGCGGGCAACCTGACGGACAGTGCGTACCCGGAGCAGACGCAGAACTTCCTCCGGCTGCTGCGCATGGCGTACGCCCACGCGATCAACGCGCGCCTGATCTCCCTCATGGTCAGTGCCTCGACGGCCTTCTCCGGTCTTGGCGGCTCCGGCAAGCCTGCTTTCCAGACCATCCTGGACGGCGTGGAGCTGGCGGCCACGGACTACCGCAACAAGTACGCCATGGCCGATGACGCGGTACTGGAGGTCGTCCTCCCGCGCTACGTGCTCGCGGTCATCCGGGCGGACCTGGCATGGCGTACGCGCCAGGAAGGTTCGAACTCCGTTCCGGACAGCGTGATCCGCAGCTACTTCACGGACCGCGGTGTACGGGCGCAGTTCGTGTCCGACTGGCAGGTGCGCGGCTCCGGTCAGTTCGGCCTCAACGTGACCACGCTGACCACGTGGCCGACCACGGCCGACATGCTGGTCTACGCGCCCGGTACGTTCCTGCACGGTCAGGGCATGTCCCTTGACCTGGGTGTCGTCCGTGACTCGATCTTGAATGCCGAGAACGACTTCACGGCCGCGTGGGCGGAAGAGACCCACATGATCGCCAAGGTGGGCCACGAGTCCCGCAAGTACACGATTACCTACGGTGTCGCGGGTGCCGGTACCGCTGACCTCTCGGCAGGTGCTCAGCTCTGATCACCGTCCCCACGTTCCGGGAGGGATTCACCGCCCTCCCGGAACCGGTCAAGGGAAGGCGGTGAAGCATGGCCGGACCAAGGGTTGTCGTTGACGGCCCGACTTTCGATCCGCTCCCGTACGGTCTGTGGGATGCGGTCCAGAAGCCTGCCGCGGACACCAGTCACTGGCAGAACTGGATCACGTGGGTCGAGCGGTGTGGCTCCGGCGACACTCTGTACGAAGAGTGCATCGCGGTCACCGGCTCCGGCGGATCGCCCACGGCTCAGGCGTCCATGGCGTCCAACATCACCCAGACAAACCGGGGAGCCACTCCGTTCGCCTGCTACGCGGAGTTCGACTGCTCTCCGGTCGGCCTGAGCGACGCTCAGTCGATCGCGGACGATGCCCTGGCCAAGATCCGGAACTTCCAGCTCGAACGGGCTCTCTGGACGGGCACCGCGGGCAAGACCAAGACCGGGAACATCGCGCAAACCACCGTGTTCCCGCACCTGGCGGCGAACGCGACACTGCTTGACCCGAACGATTCCACGATCACCCTCCAGCCGACGGCGAACATGTCCGCGTCCGGCGGAGCGACCACAGACGTGGCCGACGGCTTGGGACAACTCCAAGGGGCTCTTGCCAGCGCGTACCACGGGGTGGGAGTGATCCACATCCCCACCTTCGCGCTGCCCAGTTTTGTTGCCTGGGATCTCGTGGAAGAGCGGGACGGCGGTCTGTACACCGTGACCGGCAACCGGGTGGTGGTCGGCCATGGCTATACGGGGTCGTCTCCCGCCGGAGTGGCACCCGCAGCCGGAACTACCTGGATCTACGGGACCGGGCAGGTCTTCGGCTATCAGGCTTCGGTTGATGTCGGCACGCTCAATGAGCTGTTCGACCGGTCCGAGAACACCCACCACATGGTGGCTCAGCAGGTCTACGTACTCGGCTTTGAGTGCGCTCTGTTCGCAACGCAAGTACAACTCGGCGTGCCCACATAAGGAGTTGAGACCGTGGCATCGACGACATTCAATGCCGCTCCGATCAAGGGGCGCGTCTTCAGGATCGTGAAGCTGGACACCTGCGGAAACCCGGTCACCGGTACCGGGTCCGGTCTTCAGGTGGTCCACGCGGCCTTCACCATGATCGGCCAGGACCCCCAGTACGAAGACGGTGTGGAGTTCTTCGAGCGCACCGCATCCGGCGCGCTGTGCGTGAACCAGAAGGATGATCCAATCCTCAAGAGGATCAACCTTACGGTCGACTGGTGTTCGATCAACGTGAGTGCCGCCGCGTACATGATGTCTGCGGCCGAACTGACCACGGGATCCCCTACCACCGGATACGGGTGGGCCCTCTCCGAAGGGGCAGCATCCAACCGGTTCAGCCTGGAAGTGTGGCAGGAAGTCTCCGGCGCGGGTGCGTGCACGTCCACCGGTCAGCAGCAGTTCATTTACAACGCGTGGCCGAACTGCGGAGCGGCCAAGGTAAACAACTACAACGTGGAGCTGGCACGGTCCACGCTGGAGATCACGGCGGAGACCCGGGCGGTCAGTGCGGCGTCGAACGGCTGGCTGGCCAAGAACGGGTCCGCGTCCTGGCTTCCCGCCGGTATCACCCTCGCGGGCACGGAGCACTGGCTGTGGAACATCACCACCACGGCTCCGCCTGCCGCCGCGGTCAACCCGACAGCGAACCTGTGATCATGGGCGCTGTGATCCTCACTCTTCCGCCGGTCCGTTGGGTGTGCCCCAACTGTCCGGTGGAAGACGTGACCCCTGGGAGCGTCCCCAACAGGTTTCACGAGTGCCGGGGTCTGGCAGGGATCACCGCCCCCATGATCCCCGCCGGATCCCGGTCCCGGGTGCGTGCCATCGAGCGCGAAGACTACGTGGGGCAGGAGATCGTCCGGTACGACGGAAACGGGCGTCCGATCATGTCCGTGGTCACGGAACGGCCGGACGGCAGTAACGACGTCGTGGTCATGGCTCCGACGGCATCCCTGAAGGTGGAGATGTGACATGGCATGGTCCGCGAGCAACGTCTTCCAGGAATGGGTGAAGAACCCGCTCTTCAACGGCTCCGGCGGCACT